GTCTTTAAATTGCAGCGTGTCGCCGCCGACCATCCGGATGAAATCCGCAGCGATCCAGTTCGACGGAACGATCACCCGGTCCGAAGTGAACTCCGCCGTATCGATAAGGATCATATCGTCGATGCGCAATTCGCGGTCGAAGCGCTCTTCGGCACCGGCCATCCAAGTGCCGACGAGAGTATCGGGATACTCATCCTCGCCCACGTTAAGCCATGCGCGTATTTCGTCGCACTTTTCTTCCCACGTCGCCATCAAACTCGTCCCGGCCAGATGCGAAAGGCCTTGTTATCAGGATCGTTGAGCCAATGCTTCCACTTGGCCTCGTCCCACCCCTCATGAATGGACTGCTCATATATCGTCATCGGAACACGGGCTACCAGCTTGTTCAGCGAGCCCGGTTCGACGTTATCCCTGTCTCGCTCAATGCTGGCGAGGATTTCGTCCATCTCCACTTGAGTATGGATCGTAAATTTCCCATGCGGGTCCGCATCGTCGCGAACCAATGTCCGCGTTACGCCGTCGCCCGACTGATATCTGAAACGGGTTTCCATTATTTCGTATCACTCGGAAAGGCGGACTGTAACTTCTGCGTTAGAAGCTCGATGGATGTGTTGAGCTTACTCAGGCTGTCCCGAATATCCCCAAGTGCATCCGAGAACCGATCCATCCGAGCATTGGCCGCCGTAAGACCCTGCTCATTGATCGTCACACGATAGTCGAGCTGCTTGATCGAAGCAGTGATGTCCCGGATGTCCCCTAAATTGGTGTCAACGCGCACCGAAACAGCGTCAATCTTCTTGTTATACTCATCACGGGACGTTTGACGACTGGCGTCTATGGCGTCGACGCGCTTCTCAAGCTGATCAAGTCGCGCGTCGACGCGCTCTAGGCCCGCCGAAAAGGTCGATACTGCTGAAAGGACCACAACGATGATGCCAACGGCTGCGCCGAGGGTAGTGATGATTGACGGGACGTTCACCGTACCCCATGCGACTTTCACGTTGCGATCCTGGTTCATCGAAACACCTACGCGGTCGGACCCTTGAACCGGAAATACCGATTGTAGATCAGCATTCCGGCGCCGACGAGCCCCACGATAAGTGGGACCGCCGCCAACACCTGCTTCTGGACGTCCTCGGGAACTGCGAGGCCCACTGCGCCGAGCAGCGCCATCAGCGAAGTCAGGATGGTCACCCAAGCCTGGATCGACTGATACCATGGCTCCTGATTGGTCTTCGCGTTGACGATGTCCTGAATTTTCTTGATGTCAGGATTGGCCGCCACATGGTCCTTGGCCGCCTCCACGACCACCGGAACATCTTTTGGCTGCATCGCCGTGGACGTCTGCGCGGCGGCGGCCGATGCTGCAGCGGTCGCCGCCGTCACGAGAATAGATTTGATATCGATCTTCGCCATGGGTACTACTCCAACTTATCCCAAGTGTACGGGCCGACGATGCCATCGACTTTGATGCCCTGCACTTTCTGGAAAGTGCGGACCGCCGCCTCGGTGGCACCGCCGAATTTACCGTCGACCTTCAAACCCGCTCCGTGGACGTTGAGCTTGTTCTGAAGAACCTTGACGGCATCTCCCTCGGCGCTATTGGACAGCGTCGGAAAGTGCGGGACGACCTCGTGCGGCTGCGCCGGCTCATCCACGTATGCCGAAAGGTCCCAGGTCCTTTCGCTGTCCGCCAAATTGGGCGTGTCGACCACCGAAATGTGCATGTGGTGGTTGTGGGGATTGACCCCGTGATAAGGCCCCCATTGCCACGGATGCACCCCGTGCATGCCGTACATGATTTCACGATCGCTGATCATGTAGTCGATACGAGCGTCCCGCGAGGCAGCGAGCGCATTTGCGAGGTTCTTGCCCCTCGGCCCACTCACGGGGTCGTGGGTGATGTCGCGGGCATGGAACACACCGTTAACCGGGTTATGGTCCGACTTGCGCATCTGGTGCGCCTTGTCACCGATGCCGCCGTCGCTTCTCTTGTCGCGGTTGGGCCAGCGATCGTTGACCTCGTGGAGGAGAACGTCGAGAGATTTCGCGGCACGGTCTGACATGGTTACCTCCGGCTCTTACCCTTGTGCGCCTTCTTTTTGTCGGCGGCGTTGAACTCCTTGGCCACCTTCTGGGGAATGCCGGCTTTCTTGGCAAACCCTTTGTCGTGAGCGGCGGCGGCCATGAAACGCTCTTGCTTTTTCGATTTGCTCGGCATCGTACTACTCCTATTGTGCGGCTAGATAAGCCTCCCACTGCGCCCGATTGCTCGGGCCAGTTATGATACCCACGTCGCCCTTAATAGCGCCGTTGAGGTAACGATGAGTAGATTTCGAGTTATCCCCGAGACGCAGAGTGCCGGCCATCGAAAGGCCACCGACCACCGAAGAAATGGAAACTGACGAAATCTGCGTTCCGTCCACCCACAAAGTGAGGGTCTTGTTGACCATATCGGCCTTTACCGATATTCGACGATCCGCCGCCGTCAAATCAGGAACAACAGCAGCGTTGATGATGCCGCGCTGCGTAGAGCCGCTGGCTAGGGTATTTACTGCAACTGTAAGGGTCGTTGCAGTGATGGCGTAGATGCCGATACCATACCCATCAAGTGGGCCGTCCGAACCGCCGCCGATTTCGAGAATGCAGCTCGACGCTGCAGTCGTCAACCGCACCTTGGTGTGGATGTTTACTTCGGTGGCCATCAACGGAACAATGTCATACTCAACAATCTGGTTCAGTCCATCTGAACCGCCGTGATAGTGAGCATCACTAGTGCCGTAAAACTTCTGCCCTTCCCAAACTCCACCCTCGGGACAATCGTAGTGGCTGTCGAAAGTGACGCTGCCCACGTTGACTGGAGCCGCAGTCGATCCGGCGCTCGTAGCAAACATCTGGGCAACGCCGGGGACGCCGTTCGCGCCCTTGGTATAGAGCATGCCGCCCGTTGCTGCATTGTAATGCAGCATATCGGCGTTGCTCTGCGCATGTGAAGCAGACGCGACGATCACCGCTCCGGTCGAACGGTTACGCTTTTCCCAATTGTTGCCGTTGGAGGCGTTCTGGCCAATCCACATCGCATCTTCAGCATCGATGCTAGCGAGGCCGTTGGGGGCATTTGTGGGCGTCAAAGTGCGACCGGTAAGCGTTCCAGCCGGCCAATTGATCTCATATACCTTCAACAGGCCGGGGGCATTGGCCGAAGCAAACCAATAAGTGCCGGCAACCGTATCCGGGGTGCCGCCCTGAACGCTCTGAATACCTGGGATAAGCGGCGAAAGGCGAACCTCAAGAATTTTGGTCGGGTTCTGGCCGGGGAGCCACTCGACCTCCATCATCGTGGGTTCCCAAGGACCGCTTCCGTCCTTAGCTGCGCTAGTATCGCCGTGCCCCCAAATCATAAACCGAGTAGTGCTGCCGATCTTGCGGCACATGCCGGTACAGATAAGGCCGACGCCGGTTGCCCCGGAAGTGTTGCCCCACGAGCTATCCGGCAGCGTTCCGCGCCGAACGAATTTCGCCGTATTGGTGGTACGAACCAGCGACTGTGAATTGGCGCTGACGAAAGCGAGGGTGTTCCCGGTCTTTACAGGCTGCGCCGAACCGGTGGCCTGCACTAGGTGTTGGCCTAGCCCCTCGTGCGACGGATAGTCCGAAACAGCACCGTCTGCGAGGTCCCCGATCTTGAGCCAAATGCCCCCGGATAGGTTCAAATCGCTCTGCGGCGTCCAAGGAGCCGCCGTCGCCATCGCATAAGCCGACGCCCCGGCTAGAGCCCTAGCCAGGGCAAGTCGGCGGCGACGATGGGGGTCTTTCCGTATCACCCGATGAACCCAAGCGAAGCATAGATGGCCGCCGGAGCACCGCCCGTCAACACGCCGCGAACGATAGCACCAGCGAAAAGATCGACGCTGACTACACCGTCTGCGGTGAGCGAGGTATTGGGCACATCGATATACCCGGTGCCGTTTGGTCCCTTGATCTGGAGCTTGAAAGTGCTGCCGCCCCAAGTGCCGTTGGCCGTCAAAGCGTATGTGCCGCCATTGTTGACAGTCACATCGCTTCCGTTTCCGGTCGCGACTGCATTGCTGAATACAGTCAGGCTGGACTTGATGCCCATTTGATAACCTCCTTAGAAAAATGGGGGGGGAGTATCCCCGCCCCAAGTCGCGGCCGAAGGTTATCCGCCGATCACGGCACCCTGCTTGACGCCGTTGAACATGATGTGCGCGAGCGGGTTGCGCATCTCGATGCCCCACTCCGACAGGATCATGCGGGTTTCGGCGTCACCAGTCCTGCCGAGCGGGTACTGGCGGAAGTTGCGGAAGAACGCGACGGCGAAGTAGTCCGGGTCGAGAATGTACGACACGTCGGCGGGGAGCCAACGCGACGGCATGACCTTGATCCGGCCGAAGTCGGTTGCGATCACATCGACCGTTGCGACCACTTCGGTTCGCCCGACGATCACCTGCGTGGTGTCGCGGCCCACGAACGTTGAAACGGTGCGCTTGATCGCCGGAGTGACGATGAAGTTGGTCGGATTGGCGCCGTTGTCGTATGCCGCCTGCATCGCATCGCCGACGAGCACTTCGGTCATCGGGACCTGATTGCCGGCAGCGACCGCCGAAAAGGCGTCGGTGGAAACCACGGGCAAGCCGGTCTCGTACCCGATCACGGCAGCGCCGGCAACCGAGTTCTTGTCGACCGCGCGAGCGATCCAGTGGCCGATCGCCTCGGTCTTGCGGGCGGTCGGGCCGGAGTCGTCGCCGTTCACGCGAGCCTGGCGGCCCGACATGATGTACTCCATGTCGTTCTTGAGCACTTTGGACTGCATGGCCATCTGGTGCGCCATCTCGGAGCCCTTGCCGGCCGCGTCCGAGTCCTCCTGGGAGCCGGAAACGGTGGCATCGCGCTTCGAAATCTGAGCGACGTTGGAGAGGCGGGTAGTCGGCGTCGAGGCGCTACGAGCCAGCTCGAAACCTTCGACCTGGGCATTGTTGCCGTCGACGGCCGGCAGAAATTCGGTCTGCCAGTCGAATGTGCGGTTCTTCACGTTGCGCCTGCGGCCCATCGACATGATCGGCGTGTCGAACGGATCGATGTTGTAGATGGCGTTGGACAGGTCTTCGCGGTTGCCCTGCGCGCCGTAAGTGGTGAATGCGTTGGTGACTTTAGCCACGTCTGCGTCCTCTTCGTGGTGTTATGAGTGTTTCGAAAACAGCAGCCGCCGCGTCGATGGAGTTGACTGGCTCCCGACGCCGAGTGAACTGCCCGTTGTTTCGGTCTCTCGCAACACTGGTAGAGGACTGTCGGCTTTCGCCGGGTCGTTCCTCATTAGTCCGTGCGGACCTTCTGATGTCCTTTACAGGACGGGGCCGGTTGCCGGTCATCTGATCGTACAACGCAGCCTTTCGGAGCACCATAAGCATTCTGCTGTCAATGGTGCTGTCGATCTCTTGATCGGTGAAGCCATGACGCTTCCCGGCCTCACGCATCATGGTGAGGTCTTTTTCGGCAGCCTGCTGGTCGCGCCAACGGCATGCCGACGCAAACTTACGGAATTCGGTATCCGCCAACGCGTTGAACTCCGCGATGGACTTCTCGCGATGCTCTTTGAGCGCATTGTCGCGCTTGGCCCGATAGTCCGTGATCTTCTTGCGCAAGTCCTCATACTGCTTCTGCAGCTGGCGCGCATTCTGGGGGTTCTTGGAGTACAGTTCGTCCCAATTGGGCTCCGGAGGCATCACCGCCTCCATCTCCTTCGCCAGATCATCCAACTGTTGGGCGACCTTCTGCCGATCCGCCGAAAGAGCGGTCCGCTCGGCCTTGACTGCGGTGGCCTCTTCCGCAAGGGCCGTCAGGCGGCGATGAAATGTCTGCTGGCGAATATACCCGCGCACTGCCTCACCGAGGGACATCTCGACGGGCTCGCCATCGACCATGACCTCATACTTGCGCTTGAGAACAGGGTCGTCCTCCTCGTCGCCCTCTTCCCCTTCTTCGCCCTGATCATCGGCGTCGGGGTCCTCGTCGCCCTCTTCCTCGGGGTCTTCGTCCCTTTCATCCTCCGGGTCTCGCTCGCGCTGGCGAGGCGGCTTCCCGCGCAGAGGAATACGCTGCCCGTTGTCATCGAGCAGAAAATCACCGGTCTTCGGATCGACCTTGAAATCCCCGTCGCCTCCGGCCTCGTCGCCGCCTTCCACGTCCCCTAGATGGGTGAACATGCGCTCCGGGGCGGGCGTTGAACGCTCACCACCGCCACGAGCCGGGCGGCGCTCCCCACCGATCTCCTGCTGGAACAGTTGGGCGGTTTCGGAGATGGCGTCAACCATTACGCTTTACCCTGTTTTTCGAGGACCGCTCGGTCCGAAGCCAGCGCCTTAAGAGACGCTTCAATGAGGTTCAGTGCACGCAGGGTAGCATGGGCGTCACTGGCCCGCAAGTCCCCCACGGAACACTGCTGTAGCGTTCCGACCGCATCAACAAGAAGCTTCTTCATGCAGCCCTTGAAGGCATCGCTGGACAGCAATTCCTGCGCTTGGATGGCAAGCTCCATGCGCCTTTCAGCGGATACTTCCATTACTCAGCCGCCTCTTTGGTTTCGCCGGGCTGATTTGCAGCCTCCAGCTCCCGTTGCCGTTGAACGTTTTCATTGGCGATCTTTGCCGCCTCGACCGCTGCGTCCACATTGAGCTTATCGCGGCGGAAGTCATCATCCATCCGGTTCTTTTCTTCCTGGATAGCTAGCTGCCGGTTCTTGGTGTTGGTATCAGCGATGGCCTTGACGGTCTTCGACTTGACCTCTTCCATCTGCGCCTTGGCGAGGACCTGCTCGGGGGTCGGCTCATTCGGCGCAGCGTCCATCGCAGCGATCTGCTCGGGGGTCATCTTCTTGAAGTAACGACCCACGTTATGTATGTTAACGAGGTTTAACATATCCTCGAGAGTGTTGTACACCTCGTTGGGGGTGACCATCGGGTTGCGAGCGAGGCCGTACTGCGTGATGATCTCTTTCTGTTGCTGGAGAACCATCTGCAAGACCATTAAACGAACCTGATCCGTGCCCTTGCCGAGCGTCGGATTGACCAGAACCCGCATATCCGGGTCCCACGTGGACGGAGAAACATAAGTCCACTTTCCACAAACCTGGAACTGCTCCTCCGGGTTCGGGTTGTTGGTGATCTCGCGCAGCACCGTCGTGAAAAAATGCTTGAAACCGGTATTGGCAAGGGTCTGAGCAATCAGCTCGATACGCTCCTGCGCCCCCGAAATGATAGCATCGATACCGGCGAGTGCCGTGGACTGCATCGCGCGGGGGTCAAGGCCCTTCGATGCCTCGGTAATGCCCGTCCGAGCCGCACGAATATCGTCGAGGTACGACAGCATCTGGTTCGTCTCCATCCCAACGAAATTCGGGCGGGAGTAGAACACAGCAGTGGACGGATCGCCGCGAGTACGAATGACCGCGCCGACTTCGTCGTTCAGCGCATCCTCAACGTTGGTCACCAATTCATTGACCGCCATCTTGGGGTTCACCACTTCGGCGAGGTTATCCAAGGTGCCCCGAAGAATGTTAGTCTTGATCTTCTGGATATCCTTGGTCATGTCCGAAATGGCATCGCCCAACGTCGTGTGGGGCCGAATGTCAGCAACGAACACCGAAAAATTCTGGTGAGTTACCTGGTAATCTTCAAGGATAAAGTGGTTTTCGCCGATCGTCTTGATGTAGCGCAGCTCATCGACACCATCCCCATCACGATCGATACGGATGAAATATTCGCCCCGAAGCACTCCGTCGGCTTGAGACCACCGGTCGTTGAGGGCAGGTTCTCGTAGTAGAGCCTCATCGGAAGGGGATTGGTCATTGCCGATATATTCTGAGATTTCGTCAATATCGTATCCTTCCTTCACGAAATCCGACACTGGCACCATCTTTTGCCGACCGATCAAGCGGGCAGTCTCCGCCTTGGTGGCGTAGCGGTCGATACGGAATTCTTCCGGCTTCACCGCCTCGACACATGTCTGCGGCATGCTCTTCTCGAACCGCAGAGTAAGATGAGATATATTGCCGGTGCGCCGACTGATGTTGCCGACGTCCAAAACCTCCACGTCGGGCCGCTCGTAGAGCAGCATCTGGTACTGCTCCATCGAAATGTTCTGAAAGGTTTGCTCCTGGATTTCGACGTGGTTGTTGGTGTAAGTATACAACACGCCGCAACGGTTTACCAACGAGTCCTTGAAGACCGAGTAGAGGGAGGTATATCCATCCCACTCGTGCTGGAACTTCCAGCGAACATACTCCGTCGCCTCCTTCGCCGCATCCTCCTGCTCCTGAAACTTAGGATAATAATAAACGGGATGCTCAGTAGCAAGAAAGATGCGAACCAGAGAAGGGAGAATGGTGAGAATGGTATCGCGAACATCGGTCGACACCACCGAAGAGCGTGACACAGGGTTTCCATCATCGTCCTCCGTCACTACTTCGGGCACGAGGCCGTAGTAGTAGCGCCAATTGAGTTCGCGCTCCCACATCAAGTACGACCGCTCGAAATCGACGGCGTCGTCAATCATCGCAGATACCTGCGCCTCGTACGATCCGGGGTCCTCGTACCTCGCAGACCCGCGCGACGATCCTACGGCGTAGCCGAAAACGCGATCCATTAGTTAACTCCCCTCACTTTTCGGCGAAGAGGCCCGCTCATTGATGTGACGTTCTGTGAACTGATGAAGCCCACCGTCATGTTTAGCGACACTGCACCAATGCGGCAAGCGTCAGCCGGGTGGGAAGCCCAATTATGCTCGGGCTGGCCGTTCTTCTTCTTGCGATAATTCCGCATCGCCGAAATGGTGCCAGCTGCTCGGGTCTTGTCCCAATACATAATCGGGATCATCGATCGAGTAGCCTGGATACCGTCCTCGACCTTATGGCCCGGCGCAATCAGAATATTGTCGAGGAACTCCAGCGCTATCTCGTAGCGTGATTTGCCGGTCCCCAACTCGCGAACGTTGATGTCAGGCGGAAACACATGGGCCGTGTAGATGTACTGCTTGCGGTGAGCGTGCAGCTTGTTCTCTTCGAGACTGTCACCGTCGCCGTACATTCTCTTGAAGTACCACTCCAGCCCTTTGTCGCTATTAATTAGCTCATCGATGACGTGCAGCTCACGACCGCAGCGCTGAACAAACACCGCGACCATGTTGTCGTCGATACCCAAGTCCCACCACGTAATCACGCCGGTCGACGGATCATGCGGCACTTCGGTTACCTTGCCCGTCAGCTCGGACTGGTTCATCAAATGAGCGTAGTAAGCGCCCTCGACGGGCGCGTTGAAGTCGCAGAGCATCTCGCGCCCGTATTCCTCGGGCGTCATATCCTTGGTCATCTCCACCACTTCATCCGGGTGGAGTGCATCAGTCTCCGTCACCGGAATGATGAAGATTTCCCAGAGTTCCCGTTCTTTCTCCGCACGCTTTTTGAGTTCGTGGAAGTGATCATCTCCGTTAGATGTGCCAGAAACAATAGCCCAACCCCGATAATCAGCGAGACAAGGGCGAACAACCGTAGAAAAAACGGCGGGGTTGAGTAGAGGGAATTCGTCGAGAACAATACCGTCAAAATACAGACCCCGCATACGCTCGTAAGCAGCAGAGCCGCCATAAAGCGTGATAGTTGCGCCATTAGGGAGAGTACATGATAGGTCCGTTTCCGAGTAGTGAACACCTGGGATGCCTCCTGTATAGTACTTGAGATACCCCCAAACAAGGTCCTTGGTCTGCGAGAAAGACGGACCAACATAAGCGTAGCGCGGATGCGGGAATTGACGTTTGTTCTGCAGCGCCGCCCGGATTAGATGGTTCAGCTGCGCAACTGTCTTCCCCGCGCGGCGATGGGCGCAGGAGAATATAAAACGCTTTTTGCACTCGTGGAGAGCCCGAAAATGCTTTCGAGGAACATACGGGATGACGATATTCGTTACTTTGGCCGGCTCCGGGTCAATCGGAAGTTCCAGCTCTCCGGATAGGTCGTGCGTCATTCGTTCACGACCTCTCCATCAATCGTTTTGGCATCATCGTCGTTCGAAATGCTCGAACCGTCGCCCCAGGTAATCGTGAAATTACCCTGAGGCATTTTCAGATTAACGCCACCGGACTTGCTGCCTGCGTTATACCCGCGATCGCGTCCGAGATTAGCAAGAACAAATTTCGCCATACTGTCGCGGCGTCCTTTATCCTCCTGATCGGTCAGAGCCTCTGCGACAACATCGACAGCTGTATCCTTGAGTATTTCGCTGGCTTCCTCCATTTCCGCGACGAGAAACGGGGAGTCCTTAACAAATTTCCGAAGCCGCGCCGAGGGCACCTTAAGTAGACTGGCGGCCTTTGATATGTTGCCATTGGCCCTCCAAATAGCAGTCCTCGCCTCCTGAACATCAAGCGGCAACGATGCGGGCCTCTCATCGTAGGGCATCGTCGGCAAAGAGATCAGGTCGGGGGGTTCTTGCATCTCTGAATACGATTATGGCCACGCACAGGGTAGCACGTGGCCATAGGACGAGTCAAGCGGCGCCGGAATGCGGGGCTAGGCAAGCCTAACGCCCCACCGGAGCATTATCGCATCCGGACTCCGGCCATGTCGCGGATCATACCGACGTTGATCTTGATGCCGCCGTATCCGCACATGACGTGCTCGGGCGGCGTCGAAAGCGGGAGCGAAGTCGCCAACTTGTAGATGACGTCGTACGTCTCGCGCGACATGCTCACCGAAACACGGTCGCCGTCCCCGGTCATCGGACCCTCAGCATCGAAATTCGAGAGGCTGCGCCCGCGCCCGGCGCGAATGTCCTCGCTCTGACGGCCGAGGTTGGAGCGGAGGGTCTCGCTGCGAAGCTGCCGTTGACGCTCGAATTCCTCGGCGCGGGCGAAGCGAGCACGGCGCTCTTCAGCGATGGCCGGGTCTTCATCGACGGGGGGTTCCTGCAGCGCCGAAATGTGCTTCTTGGCCCCTTCGAGCTCCTTGTCGCGCTTCTCCAGTTCATTGCGCAGACGCTTGAGTTCCGCTTCCTTGGCGTCGTCGGCGTCCGCCTGATCGACGGCCTTCTGCTCCTCCGCCGAAAGCTTGTCGGATGTCTGCTGCTTGGCGGCGGCCTCCGCCGCTTCCTTCTCGCGCTGTTCCTTTTCGGCCATCTCGCGCTTCACGCGATCGGCGGGGGATTCGGTATCGGTGGTCTTCGGTGCCATTGGGCTCTCCTTCGAGGTTGGGGCCGGGGCGACCAACCCCGGCCCGTGGGATTACGCGAGGTCCTTGAAGGACAGCAGATCGCCGGCGTTGCAGGCGATCTCGCGGGCGACGTTGGCCTTGAGCAGCCACGAAGACCCCGCTGCGGCGGTCGGATTCGAGCCGACGCTGATGTAGCAGTCCTCATC